ACTGAATTTTTTCTTATTGACATAATAAAAAATCCCTATATAATTGTCACTGACACAACGGTAGTATACTACCTAATGCACGGTAACATTTTTTACTAATTGATCGATTGATACTGAATCAGTATCGTCGACATCGACTTTCTGAGACGCTCCACTCACGAATTTAACGTAATGCTCAGCCAGGCTGTTGGGAGCTATAGTCATTGCTAGAACATGATGCTTAGAGATCGAGATCGGAGTAAAGAACATTTCATCTATTGGAATCCACCTCGAGACTGAGGTGGATATCCTCACGCCGGCGCTATGCGGCGGTCTGTTGATCGCATACATAAATTGAAAGATCTCAGTAATGTAGATTGTATCCTCGTCTTCGTCGAGAAAGCGACATACCAAATCGGCGCCGTTACTCAGCTTAAGAAAGACTACCGGCTCCTTAGCAGGATCTCGTGAGTCTCGAATGGAAACCTCTCCTCGCTGTACATTTTTACTCTCTCCACTAGGTGGTTCAGAGTGTAGTTGCGCTTTCTTCCGACGGACAATTCGTCGGCTATGTCGAATAGTTTGCACCATGATTTACCCTCTGCATTTCGCAGTCCCCTACCTATGGACTGCAATGTTCTCACTCTACTCTTCGACGGACTCGCAAATATCACATTGTGTAGGTTCCTTATATTTATCCCCGTACTAAAGGTACCGTAGCTAGCAACGATGATTGTGTCGTTAGTCTTTTCTGCAAGCGCGCGCACGTACTCGCGATCTTCTACGTCGGTGGTTCCTGAGACAAATACGCACCTCTTGTCTCCAACAATCTCAGTCATCATGCTGTGAAGAATTCGCCCGTGACCCTCGACTCTCGTGAATAGAATTAAGACGTTGCCCTTGAGCGACGTCGCTAGATTCGTGATGAATCTATTCCTAGGTTGAGATGATATGAGATAGTCTATCTCCTCGTTGTACTCGCAGCCCGCCAAGCGCTTAGCTTCTTCGACTGGGTGCTTGAGAAGCAGTATCTTTATTCGAACCGCGGCTATATCACCTCGGTCTATCAGAGTCGCAGTGTCAGTGACTCTCTCGACTCGTCCAAAAAGACCCTCTAGAACGAACTGATTGACTTCAGCTCCATCTAGAGTACCGGTCATACCGATCCTATGAGATACGTGCGGCATGCTCGTCATTATCGAGATGAGGCTCTTTGCCTTGAATCCGTGAGCCTCGTCTCCGATCACTACTCGAAACTGCTCGAACCACTCTCTAGGCATCTCGTATATCGACTGCCAAGTCGAGACGATGAAGTCGGCCTCGGTGTCCTTCTCGATCCCGCCCATGATGCCATGGACTAGACCCTTGTATCCGTAGGACTCGAAGTCACCGATCATCTGATTGACGAGAGACTTCGTAGGTACGACTATGAGCGTCTTTTCTTCGTACCATCGAGCGATCATATACGCGATGAGAGACTTTCCCGAGGCAGTCGGTGACACGAGAACGCAGCGGCGATTCCGAATGGCTAGAGCTAGGGCTCTCACCTGGTAGTCCCTGGGCTCTATCGGCAGATCGAGAGTCTTAGTAAAATTTTCAGCTTCTGTCAGTGACAGTGCCTCAGTCTCTAGACCGAGTGCTTCTACGGCATAGTCTCTATCAGAAGCAAACTCACGAACGCGATCGACGAGGCCGGTGTATATCTTTCTATCACGTGGGTTGAATAGGCGGATCTTGCCGTCCCACATCCCGCTCTTAAAGCGTGGGTTGAACTTAGCGCTAGGAACTTCGAACGTAAAGTGTTCTTGCAGCTCCATGGCGACTGAGTCGTCGCAAAAGCACCTAGCATAGTTCTCGTCTATCTTTTCTATTCGTATCACTTGCCGCCTATGAATTTCAGCCACTCCATAGTATTTCTAATCAGATAGCTCCTATTGTTTATGCCCTTTACAATTTCTAGCAAGACTTCTTCACGTTCCCTATACATTAGAATCTTAGTGTCGATTACAATCATGTCGGAGTCCTGCTCGATGACGTCGTCCATATCTTGACGAAGAACCTTGGGACCCCTGTACTGCTCTTTATTTAACGCGGCGAGCATCTCGGCGGTTGCACCGCCGGAGTAGTATTGTCGCAGAATGCTTGCCAGCTTTTTGCGCTCGATCTCTAAGCCGCGCTTTTTGGAACGTTCCTCGCTTAGGATTCTTAAGTACTTACTGTGGAGATTTGAGACTAGTCGCGACTCAGTTTCAATATCATCACTCATCTTTGAGTCATTTGTGTACATATCGAGTATCTGTTCGACTTTCATAACCTATCGCTCCAGACGCAAACGCCGCTGTCGACTATATCAGTATAATAAAAAAATTAGGAGTTGTCAATAGTCTATACGCGTTCGATGTCGAATCTTCGGTATCTGAAGCTCGCCCTGCACTCGAGGTAGTTTACCGATTCCTGCGTGCTGTCAAACGACAGCCCATCGAGCGACACTGGAAAGCAGTCACGAAAGAATACGTTTAGATTGACGTTCTTGTGGCTCGTGAGAATCTGAAGAGTCGCGTCCGACTTAAAGGATGCGGCCGATCCCAGCTTACCGATACGCGGTGCCTGAGAGGTCGAGAACATCCTCGCTATGGTGAAGTCAGGATTCCGTGTGAGAGCCTGCAGCCAGTCGTACATCTCTATCCAGTTACGAAGATCTTCGTCTACCTTAAATGCTATCTCGAGTGGCTGAAACTCTAAGCGATCGCCGGTCTGAGGTATGTCACCGAGAGGCGTCTGCACCTGGACGAATCCAGTCGATACCGCTGGGAGAGTCACTGTCTGACAAAAGTAGTTTACGTTTGGCAGGCGTTCTATACGAAATCTAAATCCTACCGGCGATAGGTAGTTTGGATTCGTCGGCTGATTTTCTAGTGCAGACATTTAGGTCTTTCTCTAGGAGCTGCTCTTTCTATTTATTCACGCTGCCTTGCATCGCTGCAGCCCTGCGCCATGGTCAAAAAAATACTCCCCGGTTTTGCCGGGGAGTATCTCTTCTACTAACTTAGCTAGCTTACATCAGGTTGGTGATGCTCATGAAGCGGTAGTAGATGTTGGCGTTGTTGCCGCCAGCCGCGCCGGCATAGACCGCGCCGTCGGCCTGACCCGTAGCGAATGGGTTGCTGACGATGCCATACCGAGTCTTGAAACCAATCTTCGGCTGGAAAGTGTCCTGCCCAACCGCACGAACCATCTGCAGCGGAACGTACGGGCAGTAGAAGAGACCGGCGTCGAACGCGCTGGTGCCCTTGTAGCCGACCGTAGCGTACTGCTTGCTCGAGGACGAGGAGAAGTACGGATCGATGTAGACCTTGATGCGGCCATTGAGGACGCCGGCGAAGGTGTTGCCGGTGTCGTCGACCTGGAGGCTCGCACTGAGGGCCGGAGTGTAGTCGAGAACGCCCGCCATCTGCAGAGCCGACGCGACGTCGGACGAGCAGACGAGGACGTTACCCTTACCACGCCGGGTCGCCTTCGCGATCTGGTTAGCTTCACGCTCGATCTGGAAGAGGAGACCCTTGAACTTCTCGACCATCCAACGACCGTTGGAGTCGACGTCGAGGTTGAAGGTACCGGTAGTATTGACGTTCTCCTGCGCACCGGGAGTAGCCGCGTAGTTGATCGTGCGGACGACCTCTCGGTTGATCTCAGTGAGGATCTCAGACGACAGGATGTTGGCGAGCTCAGTCTCGGCGTCGAGGCCGTGAACCGCCTTGAGGTCCTGCGCGAGTTCCATAGTGTACTCGGCCTTGAGAGCGCGCGACACTGCGGTCACGGCGACCTTCTCGACCGAGAACGCCATCTGCTGGAACGCATTGGTCGAACCGTCGCCCAGAGCCTCGGCGCGCGCCGTGGTCATGCCGGTCGATACGGTATAGCCCGTGCCAGTCGAAGCGATAGTGCGAGTCGTCGGATCGTTGGACGACTGCGACTTACCGGAGGTCGTGTTAGCAACGATGAACTGCGACGCGGTGTTGCCGCTTGCAGACGCAGCGAACGTAGTGTTCGCCTCGTTGAAGAGCGCCTCAGTGCCGGTCTGCGAGGTAAAGCGGCTGCGAAGAGCGAAGATGAGTCCGGTAGGACCGGTCATCGGCTGAACGCCGCAGATGTCGTACGCAATGAGGTTCGGCATCGAGCGACGAACCAGACTGATCAGAACTGGATCGAAAATGTCAACCGAACCAGCCGCGGCCGTCGAGCTCGACGAACCCATGGCGTTGGCGGGAGCAGCTTCGCCCAGTAGCGTTACGCCGCGATAGCCACCCGAACCAACGGCGTCGGCGCGAGCAGCGATTTCCTGATTCTCAAGGAGCTGCGCCACGACGTTGCGGCGGTGAGTGTCCTTGATATTGGCGAGGTCCGGGTGCTCAAGCACCGGGCCCCACTTCTTTACAACGTCTTCGATCAACATGTAGGCTTCCTCTCGTGTTAGTTAAAATTACTTCTTGATAGTACGGGCAATCGCCGCAACGTATCCAGCCATATGGCCGGTCGGCTGCGGCTTATCCTCGGTCTGTTCGACCTGCTCATCGAGCATGACGCGCGCCTGAGAGATCGGTGCAGGGGTTTTAACGGTGAAGTAGCTGTCGCGGAGTCCTGCAATCTTGTCGGAAAACTGCTCATCGTTCTCATACTCGACTACCTCGGACAGAGAGCGGAGCTTCTCTACCTGAGCGTCGGACAGACCCTCGGCAAACTCACCGACGATCTTCGAGCGCTTCCACTGCTCGACTTCCTCGCGGAGGCCGACGTTCTCATGAATCTCGCTGCTCAGTGCGTCCTCAAGCTCCTCGACCTTCGCCGAGAGCTCATCGACCAGGTCGACCTTGCCCTCTGGAACGGTTACGTAATTCTCTTCAAATACCTTCTTGATTCCTTCGAGCAGGGACTCCGCAATCTCAGTGCGAAGACCGGACGTCACCGCCAAACGGTTCTCTTCGACCCACTGCTCAATTACGTAGTCTAGGTAGCTGTCGACCTTCTCGACCATATCGTCGTTGATCGACTCGGCGACTGCACGGAGCTCGATCTCAGACTCCTTGCCGAGCTCGGCGAGCTTCTTATTGACGATCGAGACGATGGCAGTCTCGAAGATGTCCTGTGCCCTGACCTTGAACTCGTCGGATAGATCGACGCCGTTGAACATAGCCGCCAGGTCCTCGCCGACGTCGATGTCCTCCTTAGTCACCTGAGGCTGATTGATCTCGGAAGAACCCTGCTTCGGCTGCTCATTCTCGCCATCGGCGCCTGGTCCCTTTGTTCCACCGGTCGGAGCGATCTCCGGAGTGTCCTTGCCCGACGCCTTGACGGCAGTCGGAGAGGTCACGACGGGCTGCTCCTCGCCGCTAGCAGATCCACCCGGGGGGACTACTCTATTGGCGACCGGTTCAGGCACCTCGGCACGAACGCCAAAGCTAGCCTTGAACTCTCTTAGGTTCTTCTTAGCCATCTTCTCTCTCCATCTCCCTGGTGAAAATGTTTACTCAGCCTATTTATACTAAAGCCGCTTTATAAACCGCTCGAAAACTTCGAGCATCTTAGCCTCGACCGAGCCGCGGCTGGCACGATCGATCTCTTTCTTGTACTGGGCAATCTCAGCTTCCTTAATGACTCCGTTATCCCAGACCCACTCTCGGCCCTCCATGATGCCCTGTACAAACGCGTTGGGTGCCGATGGGTCGGCGACAATGTCGGCGGCGGTCGCTAGATAGAAGTCCGGTTGAACTTCCATAATACCGTCGGATCCGTTCTTCAGCGATCCCATTCCTCGAGTCGATACACCTAGACGCGCGCCCTCGTCCATGAGATTCTGAACGATCTTACCGTAAGGCGTGTCCATAATCTTGGCCTTACCGACAAAGTTGTTGCCGTCCTGCTGAAGGTCCTTAATCATATGCGAGACGCGCTCTAGGTTGATCGTCGGTCCAGTCGGATGCCCGAGCTCGCCGTACGCGCGGTTCTCGTCGATGTAGTTCTTCTTGTAGCGCTCAGCTTCTCTAGCAAGGATTTCGGTCGGGTACTTGCGACCGTTCTTGTTCTTAGTGTCTCCCTGCATAAAGACGCCTTCGATATGATAGGACTTTCCGCCCTTCTCGTTAGCCTCCGTGATGACGCGAATGTTATCTTCGACTACCTCACAGATAAGCTTCATTAGTAGACCGAGCCTCCCGAGATCGCGCTGCGCTTATGCAGCTTAATGACTAGACTGGTTACTCCAGAACCAATCTTAGTCACTACACAGTTTGCTGCCGACTCTCCACCCGTTTCTAAAATCACTCCCTCTTTCTGAAAGTTGAAGTGACCAGTTCCGGATAGATTCAAGACGGTGTTGGCACCGCGCGAGACTGTGTAAACGACGTTGTTCGCAGCAGAAAAGGAGACGCTACTGATCAACATCTCACTTACTGTTTCACCAGCAGAGTTTGCAGCTACGACAGCGTTGGTGCTAGAAGGCGCGATGAATCCACCCGTCGTGAATATCGCGGTTACATAGCCACCCTTCGTACCCTTATTGACTATTCTGTTCTGAGCCATGGCACGCTATGCATTCGAATTGTTTGGCGTCGATTCATCGACCGACTCGAGGGATTCGCGAAACGTCTTAAACGCTTCACGAGGTCCCGATGGCGTGACCGACTTAACTGCAGACGGCGAGGTCACGACCGGCTTAATGTCTCCGTACGGACCTTTGGGATTTTCCCTACCCACCGGTGTCTGCTTTGTGCCACCAGATTGGTTTTGAGACTTCATGCCAACGCCGCTCGATCCCTGCATGACTTTAACGCGCTCACCGTTATCCGGCTGATGCTCTGCTTTGTCCGGCGGAGGAGCCGTGCCTGAGAAGGCAACGTCTTGATTCTCGGGGTGAGGAACCTTCTTGATCGCATGCATATCTTTAAATTTTCGTTCGCCGTCGGATCGAGGTTGAAGAGAAGCCGCCTCTGAGTTTGGGCTAGTCGCATCAAGCTTCTTGCCGGCCTTATCAGAGGTCGGCTTGTCCTTAGCGAGAGCCTCGCGCAAATTCTTAAAGGTCTTCATCGGAGATTACTTCTTTCCACCGTTATTCTCATCGCCGCTGCCGCCATCATTCTCGTCAGAGTCCTCGCGAGTATCCTCGCTATACATCGATCCACCGATCGCGGCCTTCTCAATCTCCAAACGATCGACCAGCTTCTGAGCAAGAGCCGAGTAGATGCCCCCGCGGAAGCTGGAAGCGTCTCCAGCGATCAGGCTGTCGATTGCGTTCTTAATTTCATCTGACATCGAGGCAACTCCAATAAAAATTACTGATCTACTTACTATTTATAACGAGATGAGTTTAGAAATATGGTACTTTGTAATTTACACCGCTCACGCTTATCAATAAGTGACCGACTGGATTGGCGACGATAGCGCTATTTAGAGTGACGCTCGAGACACTCGTAGCGACGGAAGACGTATTTCCAGAGAAAGCCGTGGCACCAACTATCCCACCCCAGTAGACGCTCGTTCCGTTAGTCTTTAATGCGTATCCGCTAACACCAAGAGATCCGTTAGCGATGAGACCGGAGATCGTCGTGTTACCGGATACCGTTAGGTTTTTTGTTACTGTCGCCGACTTATTGAATGTAATCGCAGAATTTACAGACTGGGC